CGGGGAAAGCAGCGAGAACTGGAACCCCGGAAACCTGAGCGTGCTGTCGACGACGGGCGTGGAGGTCGGGGTCACGATCCGGTAGTACCGTCCGTTGTGATACAGCTTCCCACCGACGTCCGGCAGAACGACCGCGAACAAGCGCTCCGCCCGCTGCTCGATCTGCGGTCTGGTTCCGAAGATATAGCCAGTGATCGTCATGGGGACGGACTGCACCACGCGCGACTGCACGGTGGTCCCGATCTGACCGATCCCCTGCGCCTGGTTGGCGCTGACCGGGATCCCGCTGGTCCCGGTGATCGACGCAATCCGGTAGCCGTTCGCTGCGCTGAAGGCGAGCGAATCTCCCTTGTCGTTGACGTAGGTAAAGATATCCCTCATGTCGACACCGCCCATCTGCCGCGCTGGAACGCGGCGAGCGTTGCGTCCGCCGCTTCGACGGCGGTTTCCTTGTCTTTAGCGTAGATGTGAAACACGTACTGCGGCGCGGCACCGGAACCGGACGAACTCTTTGTGTTTCCGCTCGCGTCTACGCTCCCGCCGGTATCCGTGAGCGTGCCCTTGATCCTGCTGATCACGTTCGAAGCGGACGACAGTGCTTCCCCCAAGCCCCTGTCGAGCCCGATCCCGATGCCCTGCGGGATGGTCACGCCCATCTTGATCCCCCATTTCGACGGGGAATTGTTGTCAAAGCCGTCCTTGCCGGTAAACCATCCTTTAATGATGTCTACCAGTCCCTTGACCTTCGATTTGAGCCACTCGATCTTGTTCTCGATCCCGTTCCAGATGCCGGTGATTAAATCTTTGCCGACGCTGAAGAAGTCGGACACCTTGTCCTTGACCGGCTGGGAGATGTTGTCGTTGACCAGCTGCCCGATCGAGAGGAACACCTCCGAGAACTTGGCGGTAATGCCCTCGTACATCTGAGAGATCAGCTCTTTGCCGCTCTCCCAGAGCTTGGGCGCGGATTCAATGAACCCCACCGCAATGTTGAGCACGATCCCCGGAATTCTGGTCAGCAACTCCGGAATCGCGAGGATCAGCCCTTCCGCGACCGCGAGGATGATCTGCAGCGCGGCGTTGTTCAGCGCAATCACCGTGTCCGGCTCGGTTAATACCTGCACGATCTCCAGGATCATGCCCACGATCGCCGGAATCAGCTCCGGGATACTCTGGGCGATCCCCTGCGCCAGCGCGATTACGATATCCAAGCCTGTTTCAATGAGGAGCGGCAGGTTCTGAACTAAGAACATGGCCAGCATGGTCACGATCTGAACGACCGCCTGCGAGATCGCTTCCGCATTCTGCTGCAGGGTCGTAAAAATGCCGGTCATGATCTGGATCGCCGCGGAAACCAATGTCGGCAAGACCTCCGGCAGAAGCTCGACGATCATACCGACCACCGACGTAATCACGTTCGAAACGACGCCGACGAACGCGGGCGCGTTCTGGCCGACCGCTTCTACCGCAAGCTTGACCTGTTCCGTGATCGCGTCGGAAATCAGCGTCACGTCCGATTCCTGAAATCCGTCGGACAGCGCCGAGGTAACCGTCGAAAGAATGTCGGTGACTCCGCCGACGATTCCGCTGACCGCAGGCAGAAAGCTCACCGCAGCGAGTCTACCTGCCGTTTCGAGCCGCGCGTTGACCTGCTGCATCTGGTCGTCGAATCCGCCGAGCGCGGTGACCGCTTCGTCGGAGAGCACCAGCCCTGCCGCGTGCGCTTCGGCGGCGTAGCGCAGCAGCGACTCCGACCCTGCGTCGATCAGCGGCTTCATGTCCTGATACGACTTGCCGAAGATGTCCTGCGCGGCGACATCCCGGAGCGTTGCATCTTCGATCCCGCCGAGCGCGTCGATCGTGTCGTAGAACACCTGTTCCGTGGATTTCAGCTGGCCGTTTGCGCCGTAGAGCGAGACCTGTATGCCGCCGGCGATATCGATATACTCTTTCCCGCCTTTGACGGACTCCTTCATGGCGGAGACGACCTTGCCCATGCCCTTGGTCATGTCGTCCACTTCCGTGTCGATAAACCTTGCCGCGTACGACCACTCCTGCAGCGTCTGCGTGGACACGTCCGTCTGCGCGGACGTGGTCAACAGCTCGTCCGCCCACTGTCCTGCGTTCTTGGTCAGGTCGAACACCGCTTTGCCGGCCGCGACCGCCGCCGTGGCGACGGCCCCGACCGCGATCCCGATGCCCTTGAGCGCGCCGACGGCCATGGTGGCTGCTCCTTTTGCGAAGCTCTCCCACTTCTGGCCGAAATCGGTCGTTTTCTTGCCGGCATGTTCGAGCGCTTCCCTGTTCTCGTCGATCTCGTTCTTGGTCGACTTCAGCGCGGCCTTTGCGTTATTCAGGTTTGTGCTCATCTGCACGTACGCAGCGTCGGTGGGTTTCACCCCCGCCTCGTCCATGCGCTTGAGCGCTTTCTCGGCTTCGGAAACAGCCTTCTGCTGCTCGGCCATGGCTTTGTTCAGCGATTCGTTCTTGGCTTTCAGCGCAGAAACGGACGAGCTGTTCTTTCCGAACTCCGCCGTCATGACCGCCGCTTCCGACGCCACCAGCCGCATGCTGTCCTTGATGCCTTTCAGCGCGCTGGTGTATTCCTTGTCGCCCTTGACCGCGATGGTCGGGCCGATGTTGTAACCCACAGGGCAACCCTCCTTTTACCACGGGAACATCCGGTCGATGTCCGCCTGCGTCGCGTTCTTTATGACTTCTCCGTCGGACGACGACACGCAAGCGTCGAGGAACAATCCCATGGTGATCTGATCCAGTTCGGCGACGGTAAACCCCATGCGCTTTGCCACCAGCAAATACGTGGGCACATCGATCTGTCCGCCGTCGCCTTCTACTTTTTTGTCGTTTGCAGGCTTGCGTTCAGGAGCGGTTTGAGCTCGCCGAACACCTCGAAGATGGGAAACGCGTCGAACGTATCGAGCCAGTCGTCGAGGTTTGGCGTGACCGCTTCGTCGTACGCGCGCGCCATGGTGTGGACGATCCCGTAGAGCACCATGGTGTTCCAGTCCCGGTTCAAGCGGTACTGCGTCTCCTCCGGTTTCTTTTTGCCGAATTTCGGCTTGGCTTCGACGGTATCGGTGCCGTCGGCGAGCGTCTGCAGATCGACGAACAGGTCGCGCCCGGTCGCGTTGTAATAGCGCACCGGCAGCGACGCCGCCGCCTTGAAGCCGACGTCCTGTCCGGAGATCGATAGGACCTTTTCCATATCGCCTTACACCCCCGCGACCGGTTCCTGCACGGTTGTGAACCAGTTTGTAACGACCGTCGCATCCGTGTCGCTCTTCGTGTACATCTGCACGAGGTTGTCGCTCGCGCGCGGGCGCGCCGCGAACTTCACCTTGACCGTGTCCGGCGTTTTGGTCTTGCCGGTCTTGGCAGCGATCTCCGGGCGCGCGGTCACGATGCAGTCATACAAAGCAATTTTGCGGCTGTGCGAATCGCCCTCGAACTGCGCAAGCAGCGCGAACTGCGCGTAGACCTGCCCGGCGTACTCCGTGGCAACCTTTTTGGAATCCTCCGTCACCGCGAGGATTGCCGCGGCGATCGTGGCGGGGATATACGCAGTTTCGATCTCGCCCTCGTAGCCTTCGCTCTTGTCAATCATGACATAGTCGCGGTTGTCCGCTTCGAACGGCTCGACGCTGCCCTTCGGCGAGAGCGTGAGCGCGGTCGCGCCCGGCCATGCGATAGGCGCGCCGTAGGAATAGACCCCGTCCGTAATCGTGACCGGAGCGACGGCGACGCGGCTTACGCCGTAACGGTATTTGTTTTCCATTGCTTCCTCCTTAAACCCTGCCGAATACGGCCAGGGAAGTATGATGTTTCTGTGTTTCGTTCTCGTACTCCACGTAGCGGCTCTCCAGCACGGTAATCCCCGCCGCTTTGAGCAGCGATTTCGCCGAGGAAAGCGTCGTACGGTAGTTGCCGCCGAGGTAAAACTCGATATTGACGTGCTCGTCCGTGAACAAATCGTCGTTGTCCGCCTCGAACCCGCGCTCCATGTCCGGCACGAGGACGTAGTGGTCGATGGCAGGGCTGGCCGTGCAGCTGCCTACCCCGTGCTTGAGCTTCAATGGCGCAAGAGCCGCGTCGATCGTTTCAAGAACCGGCAAGCTTCTCGACCTCCTCGTCGTAGATTCGCTGCATTTCGGCCACGCACTCCGGTTCCGCACTGGAGCACGCCGCATTCAGCCAAGGCCGGGCGGGCTGCGCGTTCTTTCCGCTCCGGCCATGTTCGTAGACGTTGACCGCCAGCGCGGCGGGCGTGCCTTCCTCCGTCTTACCCCGGAATTGCACCTGCGCAAACCAGCCGTATTGGTTCTTGCGCGCAGCTTTCATCTTGACGTAGCGGGCGAACTTCGCATTTGCGCCCTTGATCTTGGCGTAGAGGATGCGAAGACCCGCATTGACCATCTCTTTTTGGACGCGATCAAAGTCGTTTCCGAGCTTTGCCAGCATTTGCTCGTACTCGTCGAACCCCTCGAACTTCACCGTCGCCATATGCTCACTCCGTGATCCGGCTGCAGGTCAGCTCGACCGAATCCACTCTGGTGGTCGGCCGAAAACCCCGCACGACCCGGTACTCCACGTCGCCGTTCGGCGCGTGGTGCATGAGCGTCTGGTGCCCGTCGAAGTCGATCGGGGACACGACGAAGATTGCATCCGCTTTTCTTCCATTCGCATCGGCCTTGTAGAACTCGCTCTGTCCGACGCTCTTCAATTCCGCCCAGCAGGACACGCTCGACACAGTCGTTGTCTCCTGAAACGTGCCGTCCGAAGCGGCCGTTTTCACTAGCGTGACCCATTCAGTCCGCATCTTCGCCCGGCCCCCTCTCCTGCAGCCAGCGCTCCCGGATGGCGAGAGTGAGCCAGAGCGGGCGCTGACCTGTCTTGTCGCGGCTGGACAGGATTTCGGCGGCGAGGTTCGCCACGAGCATGCTGTCGTCGGCGGTGGCCTGCAGGGTTATACCCTTTTTCGTAAGCTCCGCCACCGCCGCTTCGAGCGCTTTCGTCCAGTACTGCGTCAGGGGTTCGGGCGTGGCGACGCCCGCCCGGTCCATGCGCCCCATGAGCAGGGATAACGCCGTCGATTGGTCGTACGCCATGCCCGTTCCCTCCTTCGTTTTTGTTGAATAACTGCACCCTCTTCAGAGGGTTGTGCTACGCAGGAAGAATGTGGTTGTTTTTTCTCAACCACAGCCCTCGCCTGCATTCGTTACGCCTTCGGCACGGCGACGACCTTGCCGCTCTTGATCACGCGGCCGGAATCGTCGAGTTCGACAACCGTGATCGTCTTGCCCGCGGCGCAGGTGACCTGCGTGGTGCCGGAGACCAGCGCGGTGTAGCCCACGGGTTTGTCGCCGGTGGCGACGCGGTAGTCGCCGATCCGGAACTTAAGCGTGGTGCCGGACTGTTCCGTGCCGGTGACCGTCAGCACGGTGTCGCCGGTATTCGTACCGGCCGCGGCGGTCACGCCGAGCACGCCAAGCTCCGTGTTCGCGTAGTCGGTCGGGAACGTGGAGGTGGTTGCGGCGTCGGTGTTGTCGAAGCTGACTGCTACGAAACCCTCGCCGAACACCGGCATGCCGTCGTAACGCGCGTAGCCGCGGAACCCAGTCTGCATCTGCTGAAAGCGCGCATGCTCGGACGATTCCACCCGCGCACCGGCGCGCTCAGCCAGCAGGTACAGGCTGCCAAATCCGCCGACGATCTCGTTGTCACCGAGGATTTCGAGCTCGACGATATCGCCGCCGACGATCGGCATCTGGTTGTTCACTCCAGCGAGCAGCGCGGCGGCAGCGTCGAACGCGAGCGCTTTGGCCATGAGGTTGATGTGGGTCTTGCGGTTCATGGCCCAGAACACGCCGCCGTTCGAGTAGAGCGGGTTCGCCACGCCCAGCGACGCGATCAGCGACGCGTAGAACGTCGCACCCGTCGTGCCGTTGATATTGAGCTT